TCGACCGTCTCCGGGCCCGCGGCCCGGACTTCCAGGCGTTGGATCTCGCTGCGCGACTTGGGTCGTTTGGCGGTCTTCATGCCCCAATCATGGCAGGCGTCAGGGACGGTCAACAAGGGGTTCCGGGCTGTCCGGACGCGGATTGGCCGGAAACCCCGGAGGGGGGAACGCTGGCAGCGTTACCCTGGCGTTGATCCAAGGGCGTTGATCGTCACACGCAAAATGGGCGGCATGTTCAACTCGCCAAGTTCTGATGTGATGATTTCGACTTCTCGCTTCTCCCCTTCCCACCTTCTCACCTTCTCACTTCTCTGTCGGCGGCTTCGCCACCGTCTTCCCCATTTTCCCGGCGAAGTCCGGCAAGAGTTCCCGCCAGTCGACCTGGGCGCCGGGATGCTTTCCGTTGATTTCGTCCGACGCTTCGATGGCCATGACGATCCGACGTTTGTTATCGTCGATCGTCTCGCGGTCGACGTCCTCGATGTCGAGCCCGCGCCGGGCGAGGACCCCCCGCCGGCTGTCGAGTCCGCTCCTGGTGATCGTCGTATCGCCCTGGGCGTCCTTGTTCGGCTCGATGTACGACCAGCTCGGCGGGCGCCATTTGTGACCGAAGATGTCGACGTCGCCGCCGCCTGCCGCCTGGCGAAGCCCGGCGTCCTCGGCGAGCCACTGGCGGACTTTCCACAGGTAGACCGGCTGATAGAAATGATCGATCATCACCGTCTGCAGGTCGCGGAATCCCATCCGGGCCTGATCGATCGCCCCGCGCCAGCCGCTGAAATTCGTCTTGCTCGGATCGAGCAGGAGCACGGCCAGCGGCAGGTCCAGGTTAATCGCGATAAACGTCAGGATCAGCGTCGCGTGGCTGAAAAACTCCGGGTTCGGCACGTTCGGCGAAAAGCCGGTGAGCGTCTCGCCCGGTTCGCCGTAGATTTCCATACCCGGCGCGATCCCCTCGATCGTTCGGGTCGACCCGTCGGAAAGGGTTTCCGTCTCCCGTTCGCCCCGCTGGGGCTCGTCGGCCGCCCCTTCGGCATCCTCGGCGATCTGGTGAAAGATGGCGAAACAGCTCGCGATCTGCTGCTGGACCAGCTTGGCGAATTGAATGTCGTCGTGCATACCGACGGGATCGACGATCGGGGCCAGCGCCGTCACGCCGCGGGTCTGGCTGAACCGCTTCGGCAGGTAAGCGTGAAAGACCTGCGGGTTCCCGTCCTCGTCATGTGCCGGGTAAGTCTTCACGTCGCTCACCCGGGCGAGCGGCGTATTCGGGTCGAGATCATCGGCGGTGAACCAGTATTCAAGCGGTTTTCGGTGGTTGTCGAGCAGGACGCCGTGGACAACGTTGCGCTTCGTGTTCGTCGGCGTTCGCAGCCGGTGTGCCTCCGCCTGGTCGAGCGAACCCTCGATCAGGGGTAGATTGCAGATGTCGCCGTCGACGATCATATGGCGGAGCGTGAGTTTTGCCATGGTGTGGACGGAGAATTTGCCCGCCTTATGGCATTGCATCGGAGCGGCCGACCAGAGCCGCCAACGCCGGGCGAGGTCCTTGTCGAGGTCCTCGTTGCCCGTCTCCGGATTGAGTCGAATCCCGCCCTGGAGCACGTTGCGGATCAGACGCGTGATCCCCTGGCCCACCACCATATCGTTCCGGTCGAACGACCGGGCCAGCTCCATCATTCGCAGGTGGTCGGCTTCCGACCGGTAGTGGTAGTCCGCACCCGACCCTCTCGACGCGACGCCGGTCAGCCGCTTGCGGAACCGCGTGATCTTCGCCGCGTTGTAGTCCGCGCGAATCTGGCCGAACGCTTTGGCTAGCGTCGTTTCGGGATGTCGTCGGAATCGGCGGGCCATTAGGAAAACTCTTGGCTGTTAGCTCTTGGCTCCCGGGCATCAGCTAATAGCTAACAGCTAAAAGCCAATGGCTACTCCCTGAAGTCAGACAAATCCGCATGCACAATTCGGCGTGCCCGCCGGCTCGTGGCCGCGTCGGTATCGTTGCTCTGCCACCATTCGACCGCCTCGTTCAACTGGTTCTCAATTTTGGCGTAGTCGTCCTGAACGCGGTTGTCGCCCTGCTCGACCGCCTGGGCCATGCGGCGTAGTAGAATCCGGCACGCTTGGATAAATGCCTTGCACTCGGTCACCGAGCCGTTCAGGTCGTACGAGCAGTTGTCATCGTAGGCCGCCCAGACTTCGGCGTCGGTACTCGCGGAGGACAGAGACATAGCCTGATCCTGACACATCGTGCCAGGGCGTTAAAGGGGCTCCGGGCTGTCCGGACGCGGATTGGCCGGAAACCCCGGAGAGGGGACACAGGGGGGTCGTCTGAAATCTCAAGTCCTCAAATCTCAGACCCGGAATTCAACGCGGAGGCGCAGAGCAGAATCGCTACGAAAAACGCGAAAAGGCACGAAAACCGGAGTGTCCCTTTTTGTGGCTTCTGGTGTTTCTTGTGGCTAATACCTTCTCACCTTCTCACGTTCACACCTTCTCACCCTTTCCGCGGGGCGATCCGCCGCATCACCTCGCCGAACGGCTCATTGACCGTCCATTTGACCCGCCGGTTCGATACGTATGTGATTTTCGTCTTGCCGTGCTGTTGGCAGAGGTTCCCCGTCAGGTCGGCTACTTCGCCGATCAGTTCGACCTCAATCACGATCTGCTTGCCCGTATGCGCACTGGTCAGGGTAACGAGTCTCATTCGCCCTTTGCTGTTTCGCCGTCTCCGGCAGCTTGCTCCATGATCCAGCGAACCACGTCCGCCGACGTCTGGACCAGTCGGCCGTTGGCCAACTGGGCCCCGTAGAGGCCGCCGAACAGACGCTTAAGCCCGCGTGGCTGCACGCCGGTCAGTTGTACCTCGATGTGTCGCGTCTCGTAATTGCCCGCCGGCGGCTCGGCCACGGGCGCCTCGATCGTGATCGTGCCGGCCGCCTTCTTCTTCTTTTTCGCCATGGAATGGAATCCTTTCCGAAAAGGGTCTCCTCGAAATTGCAAATCCTCAAATTTCAAATCCAAAACTCAGCACCAAGGCACCAAGACACCAGGCCCGGAATTCGCCACAGAGGACACAGTGGTCACAGAGTTCTGATCCTGTTCATCCTGTTATCCTGTCGACTCCGGTCTTTTTACTTTCTCCCTTTCGCACTTTCTCACCTTCGCACCCCCTCACCGTTCCGTGACCAGAAACGCCCGCCCGTCGGGCGTCCGCACGGGCGATCGGCTGACCCGCTTTCTCTTTCGCTTCGCCGCCTGCTCGATCATCGGCAGCCGCACGTCGCACGAGATCGCCCCCGCGATCTGGAGTGCCATACAGTCGAGCAGGTGATTCGAATCCGACACCTTCTGCCATCGCCCCTTGTCCGCGAGCCACTCCTCGGCACAGATGTGTTTGGCGAACTGGTCGCGCAGGACGGCCGGCATATCGGTCGGCAGGTGGAACGCCCCGTCGTTGCCGGGCGGAATCGCCAGCACGTCGCGGACGTACAACTTGCCGCGGTTCGTATTGGATACCCAGTAGCGTCGTTTCGTCTTCGTCTCGATCGTCGGCTTCGCCGGCCAGACGGGCGTCTTCGACGCCGCCCGGGCCTGCGACCCCTCGACCGCCCGCCAGCGGCCGACCCACCGACCGCCGTTGAACCGCCGGCACGCCGTCTGAACCGTCTCGCGCAGGAACCCGCAGTCGATCAGGCAGTGATTCGCCGAGACGGTTTCGAGCACTTCGCCGCCGGCCGTCTCGACCGGCCAGCCGCCGTCGTCCTTCGTCCACAGCCCCTCGAGGGCCCGTGCGATCCGCGATTTCCACGCCGCCGTCCGCTCCGCCTTCGACCGGATCTCGGTCGACTCGATTTTCTTGCCGAACCGGCCGCACTCGATGAGCCAGCTCGAGCCGGTGCCCAGGTGCCACGCCAGGACCAGGTACCACAGGTACCCCGCCATGACGTCGCCGGTGACGAGTAGAACGCCCTTATCCTCATGGACGCCCGCCGCGGCCGGGATCGCCTTCCAGTGATGCCCGGCGTGTGTATGGGCCTTCACGTCCGCCGGCTCGAGTGCGTCCTCGTCGACCTTCGGCGGCTCGTACGGCACCGCCCGGATCCGCTTACCGAAGTTGATCGTCTCTTCCGGCTTGCCCGCGGCGGAGATTGCCTGAACCGCCAACTCGCCCCAGCTTACGAATGGCCAGTAGAACGCCGACCGCCAGAACCCGCACACGAGCGTCTTGCGGGCGGTATCTGGGTAGACCGCCGCGTCATTCACGTCGATCCGCGTCCCGCCCGGCATGGGGTCCACCACCCAGTTCGTCTCGGGCGGCGTTGAGACCCACAGGTGTTCGGCCAGCATGGCGGGCAGATCGTCGTCGCGGATCTCGTGCCGGCATTTCTCGTTCGCGCAGCGCATCCAACAGTCGTCGCGGGCCGACTCCGGGTCGCTGTCGTCGTAGACGAACCGGTCCCACTCGATCATCTGGTACGTTCCGCAGCCGAGGCACGGCACGAACGGCACGTAGAACGTCGAACCAAAAAGCTCGTGGGCGAGGTGGTCGCTGACGATCCCCGGCTGGCCGAGGTGCAGATGCCGCCGCTGGTCGACCGGATACGCGTCCGCCCGCTCCATGCCCAGGTCCGCCGGGTGATCCCCGTCGGGCAGCGGGCTCATCGCCTGCACGTCGTCGGCGATGGTCAGGGGCGCCGTCGCCTGGGCGAGGGCCGCCCGCGACTCGGATCCCCGGACGAACAGCGACGTGGCGTTCGTGAAATCCCGCCGCTCCTTCACGCCGCCCTCCTCACGATCCTCACTGAGCAAGTGGGCCAGCGCGGGCGAATGCTCGATCGCGGGCAGGATCTTCTTCTTCCAGACATCCATCGCGGCGACCGCCGAGGCGTTGTGGTAGAAGACGTTCGCCCGCTGCTGGTCGATCGTGGCGAGGATCGCGTTGACCGCGACCTCGGTCTTACCCGACCGTTGCGGCGAGCCCATATAGCACACGCGCGACCAGTGCTCCGAGTCGATCGCGGCCATGATCGTCACCACGAGCGGATCGAGCGCGTTCGACCACGGCACGGGCACGCCCTCCGGGCCGACCGCCGGCCCGGCGGTCACGTACCGCTTGCGTTCGGCCCACGCGGACAAAGGCAGGATCTCCGCCGGGGCCAGGGCCTCGCGTTCGTGCTCGTACAGGGGTGGTGGGGCGAAGGTGGTCATCAGTTGTCAGTCGTCAGTCTTCAGTTTTCAACCCTTCCCCCCTTGCCAAGGGGGGACACAGGGGGGTCGATTCAGAATATTCACCACAGAGGCACGGAGACACGGAGAACGACGTCTGTGCAATCTGCGTCATCTGCGCAATCTGCGGATCATGTTTTGCCTTCTCACCTGCTCACCAAGAGAAAGGGGGCACGCGGTCGCGATGAACCGCATGCCCCCGTAACGGGCTGCGTGGTCACGGCACTCACCGGGGATCAGCCGGCTGTGCCCGCTCTCTTGGTTTTGTCTGTCAGGCGACCAGTGGGGCCAGCATCCTCTCAATCTTGCGGATCTTCTTTTTCAGATTGGCAATCGTCTTCACGTCAGTTTCTTTCGCGCGTTCAAGTTCCCGAACCTTGCGCTCGAGTTCCCGGACGTACTGCTTGGCGCTGCGTAGTTCCTGCCTGAAGTCTTTGTTTTGAGCCAGGAGTTCTTCCAGCCGCGTCTTCTCGTCGAGTTCGTCTGACGGGACCGGCGGCGGGTTGTCGGCGGACTTGAGTTTCCTGCTCTTCTGGTTCGCGTGGACCCACGCCGCCGGGCACACCCCGTCGAGATACTTCTTGCGGCTCAGTGGCGGGTCGTCACTGACCGCAGCGATCAAAGCCTTCACTTGCTGGGATGTCATCTCCGCTCCTTCGAAGGTGTCATCCAGATATTGATCGACTGGATTTTTCGCTGACGCGTACCGCTCGTCCGATCGGATCAGATCGCGCAACCGGTTGGGGTCCTGGTTGAGCATCGCGACATAGCACGTGGCCATCTCGTACGCCGCCGCGTGCATCAGCCGCCGCTCGCGCTTCATGGCCGCATTGTGCCGGCCGAGCAGTTCGATTTGCTCCTGCATCCGACGGTACCAGTAGTCAAACCGCTTTTCTTTCTTTCTTGCCATTTTTCTGTCTCCAATAGCACTTGTGCTCATAACAAAATGTTCCATTCTTTCTTATCTGACTCGGGACACGATAGCCCAACGGTTTCCCGCACACGTCACATACGCAAAACATGCCTGCCCTGGAACCGCGCGGCAATGTCCCTTTTCTGAGGCTTTTCCAGGCCTCCCGGCGACGGCTCGCCTCTCTGGCCTTCTCCGGGTTCGCGGCCCTCCAGCGGCGGCTCGCCTCTCTGGCCTTCTCCGGGTTCGCGGCCCTCCAGCGGCGTCTCGCCTCTCTGTACTTCTCCGGGTTCGCGGCATACAGGCGACGTTCCACCTCTCTGGCCTTCTCCGGGTTCGCGGCCCTCCAGCGGCGGCTCGCCTCTCTGACCTTCTCCGGGTTCGCGGCCCTCCAGCGGCGTTTCGCCTCTCTGTACTTCTCCGGGTTCGCGGCCCTCCAGCGGCGGCTCATCTCTCGCCGGCACGCCGGCGTTCGCGAACAGACGCCGAGTTGGTTGTTGCTCTGCAGCCGACCGCCGCACACGGCGCAAGTCTTTTGGTCCTTCCTTTTGCTCATTGCCCGCCATCCTTAAGACACCAAGCCCGGAAATCTTGCCACAGAGGACACAGAGGTCACAGAGTTCTGATCCTGTCCATCCTGTTATCCTGTCTACTCCGGTCTTTTCACTTTCGCACCTTCTCACCTTCTCGCTTCTCACCGCCCCGACACCTGCCGTCGGATGTCGGTGAAGTACGCCTCGACGATCTTCCGCTGCTCGGCCGGGCGTTTGCCCGCGAGTCGGCTTTGCAGTTCCGTGCCCGCGGTGGCCATGATGGCGGCGAACCATTTGAGCAGGGCCATGCGTCCCGCCAGGTGTTCCGCCTTACTGATCGTCTCGCCCCGCTGGCGGGCCTCTTGTAGTTCGATGAGGTTCGCCTGGGCGATCGCCTTTCGCCGGTCCGCCTCCTGTTTCGTCTCGAATTCGCCATCGCCCGATTCGCCCGTCCCCGCCGCGATCGCGTACCGGTGCTTGGCGAGGAAATCGTGAAACGCCCGAATCGACGCGGACAGATCGACCGTCCGGCCGGCGAGGGGTAGCCCGTGGTGTTTCGCCTGGTCGGCGACAACCTGCCGGGCCCGGCCCGCCAGGGCGGTGTAGTATTTCTTCGGGCACGTGAACAGAACCGCACAGGCCGGGTCCTTTCGCATCCGGGCCAGGATCGCGTCGCGGTCCTCTTCGTTCTTTGACTTCTTCGCCTTCGCTGTCGGTGCGCCCGCGCGGTTTCGCTTCGGCGCCTTCCGGACCGGCCTGTGCTGCTTTCGGCCTTTGGCGGATATTTTCTTCTTCGGCGTCCGTGCCATGGCATGAAGTAGTTCTCAGTCGTCAGTTCTCAGTTCTCAGTCAGCCCTTTCCCCCTTACCAAGGGGGGACACAGGGGGTCTTCTGAAATCTCAAATCCTCAAATCTCAAATTCGGACTTCACCACAGAGGCACGGAGACACGGAGAACGACGTCTCTGCGATCTGCGCAATCTGTGGGTCACCTTCTCACTTTCTCACCTTGTCGCGTTCCCGCCTTCTTACTTTCTCACCTTCCTCTTTCTCACGCCCCGGCTCCGGTCTTCTTCGTGTCTTGGTGTCTTCGTGGCGGCCCTCGCCTTCCTGCCCTTGGCCTCGGTCTGGTCGTCGGCCTTGCATCGATCGCAACCGCACCCGGTCGCCTGGAGAATCTCGAGCGGCG